GCATCCGGATAAAAAGCTAAAACAGGCCATTGATAATCGTGTTACCGCCCTGCAGGAAAAACAGCAGGCGCAGGCAGAGCAGGAAAAAGTAAAAGTCCAGAAGGAGACAGAAAAGCTTCAAGCAGAAGCGGACGCCCAGATTGAGTTGACCAAGGCCGAAGCAGATGCAAAGAAAGCCAAGGTCAAGGCAGCAGCAGAAGCTGAGAACACAAAGATTAAAGCAAAAGCACAGGCAGAGGCGAATAACGAACTCAGTGCATCCATTACGGACGAGCTGATCAAGATGAAGGAGGCAGAAGCTCGTTATAAAAATGGCTGGGTTACAGTACAGGGAGCTGATGCCGTGATAGCAGATAAATAAAAATACAGAGAAAGCCGGGAGCATACACGTTCCCGGCTAAAAGCATCAGAAGGGGAGGGTACCGTTGGAAACAGAAATCCAGAAAGAAAACGAAGAAAAGAAGGAATACCTGAGATCTTACCGAAGGGCAGTAAAAAGAGAAAAAGATATCCTTGACGAGATTCAGCGACTGAGGACAGACAAGATGTTCCCATTCGTGGTCAATGACGGGATGCCACGCGGCAGCAGCCAGTCCGATCTGTCAGACTACATAGCTATTCTGGATGAGCAGATCGAGCTTCTGAAAGCAGAACGGCTGGAAAAAGCCAGATGTTATCAGAAGATTGAGAGACAGATCAAACAGATGGAAAATGAGGATGAACAGGAAGTGCTGAGACTACGGTATATAACGGGCCTGAAATGGGAGGAAGTAGCTGCACGAATGAGCTATAGCTGGAAACATATACACAGAATTCATTCATCAGCTCTTTGCAATTTCAAGATGACATAGAATGACACACTTTATATGTGATATCATTACAATGGATTTCAGAAAAAGCAGATGGAATCCTCCTTTCAAGAATTTAGCTGCCAACCCACGGGCAGCAGTAGTGGAACGTAGCTCAGTGGGAGGTAGAGCAACTGGGGCATATCCAGTATGTTGATGGTTCGAACCCATCCGTTCCAATTTCTCTATTGTAGAGAAACTCCTAACATCATACATTTTTTGAGAAACGCTCTGTAGAAATACAGGGCGTTTTACATTTGTCGAGAAATGTCGATATAAGCAGGTTGTTTAATGACATGATTAGGGTTATGATAAAAGAAAATGTATGTGGGAGGAAGAAAACATGATTTTTTTAAGCCATAATTCAAAGGACAAAAGAATAGTGGAGCCGTTTGCTAATAAACTGGCAGAAGTTTTTGGCAGAGAAAAGGTATTTTATGATAGTTGGTCAATACAACCAGGTGATGGAATAATTGATAAAATGGAAAGTGGTTTAACTGAAGCAAAGTATTTCTTTTTCTTTGTTTCTGAAAATAGTTTACAAAGCGGTATGGTAAAATTAGAATGGCAAAATGCTATAATGAAAGCAACAAATGGGAAGGTTAAATTTATTCCAATAAGACTTGATAAAAGCAAAATGCCTACTCTGTTAACACAAACTCTTTATCTGGATGTGTATCAAAATGGATTTGATGTTGTATTACGTCAAATGATAGATGTAATTAATGGAGTGAATACATACCGTAGTAGCGCAGAAACATATGAAAATATTAAAGTCAAAGTTAAAATAAATGAAAAAGAAGCAGAAATATTATTTTACGCAGAAACATACATGGAACCTATATCCAGATACGGAATTATACTTGCAAATGAAGAAGATGATATTACATGGAAGTGCGAAACTGACCCAATGACATTGAGTGGATTTAATAAGGCAGCTGTGCATGTAGGCAGCATATCATATAATGTTTTGGCAGTGACAGTACAAAGAGCAACGGCACCGGGATTTCCAGTTAAAATTAAAGTTACGTCAAAAACAAAAATGAGGTTTATAGGAGTTATGCGAGCATATAATGAAAATGGTTACAAAGCAATTTCATTTAAAATTGTAGATAGTTTGTAAAAGAGGTCACATATGAATGTATATAAGCAATATTTAGAAATAAAATCTTTACAGGAAATTAATATTCCAATAAGCAATGAAACAGATATTGTAAGATTAGGAATTTCAGAAGATAAACCATGCGTATGGTTTTTGGCAAAGGAGTGTTGTAATAAAAATATTGCAATACATTCGTATATGACAGGAGAAAAAATCCCAGATGATTTGGAATTAAATTATTTAGGTAGTTATATGCTAAATTCTCAAATTTTGATACATGTTTTTTCAGAAATAAAATAATTATATTTGAAAAGCAGCTCACGGGGCTGCTTTTTCTATACTCAAAAAACGAAACGAATGAGAGGTGGTGAGGCTTGCCAAGAGCACCAGATCAGAGAGTTGAAGAGGCCAGAAAACTATATGCTTCTGGAAGGAAATTAATTGAAGTTTCTCAAAAGCTTGGAATCCCGGTAGGGACAATCCGAAGCTGGAAAAATAGATATAAATGGGATAATGCAACGTTGCAAAAGAATAAACGCAACGTTGCGAAAAAGAAGGGCGGACAGCCCGGAAATAAAAATGCGGAGGGGCATGGAGGAACCGGCCCGCCGGGAAATAAGAATGCAGTCAGGACAGGAGAGTTTGAAACTCTCTTTTTTGATACCCTGGAACCAGAAGAAAGAACATTGGCAGAGATGATCAGGCCGGACAAAGAACAGCTGCTTCTCAGAGAAATCCAGCTTCTTGCAGTCAGGGAACGCCGGATGCTGAAAAGAATCCAGTCTCTCCGTGAACTGGAAGCTCAGACAGGATCAGAAGAAGATTCGGTACCATGCGGAATGTCTGTAACAGAATATACTTCCGGTATCGAAAAAGGAAAACTAACAGAACTTCGAAAGTATGAAGGCATCCTTGGCCAGATTCAGGCTATAGAGGATGCTCTGACCAGAGTGCAGGCACGGCAGCAGAAAGCAATCGAGATGCTGCATAAGTTTGGTTATGATGATGCAAAACTGGAACTTGCAACCATGCAGCTTGAATTCGAGATGCTGAAGCAGGATAACCAGGCAGAAGATACCACAGATGATAGCTTCCTGGAAGCTATGAATGCAACAGCACAGAATGTCTGGGGTGATGAGGATGTATGAAAAACTTAAAACCCTGAAAGATAAGCTGCAGAAAATGAAATCCAACAGAGCCAACAGGCAGACAGGTCAGACGTTTCATTTTTCTCCGTTCTCAAGAAAACAGAAACAGGTCCTGACCTGGTGGTGCAAAGAATCTCCAGTTCACGATATGGACGGAGTTATTGCCGATGGAGCAATCCGATCAGGAAAAACAATCAGCATGTCTTTATCATTCGTTATGTGGGCCATGAGTACCTTCACTGGACAGAACTTTGCCATGTGCGGAAAGACCATAGGATCCTTCCGGAGAAATGTTCTGTTCTGGTTGAAGCTGATGCTTCGATCAAGAGGATATTCCATCACGGATCACAGGGCAGACAACCTTCTAACCATCCGAAAAGACGGAAAAGAAAACTACTTCTACATATTCGGCGGCAAGGATGAAAGATCTCAGGATCTGATCCAGGGAATCACGCTGGCAGGAGTGTTCTTTGACGAAGTTGCTCTGATGCCGGAATCCTTTGTGAACCAGGCAACAGGCCGATGCTCTGTGAAAGGTTCAAAATTCTGGTTTAACTGTAATCCGGATGGCCCGTATCACTGGTTCAAACAGAACTGGATAGATAAGTCCACCGGATATCTGGGAAAAGAAGAAACTGCCCGGAGGATGCAGCAGGCGGCCGCGGAGGGGAAAGACCCGGGCCTGAAAGATATCCTGTACCTTCACTTCACTATGGACGATAACCTGTCCCTGGATGAAGAAATCAAAGCCAGATACAGGAGCATGTACGTTGGAGTATTCTTTAAACGTTACATTATGGGGCTGTGGGCGGCAGCAGAGGGAATCATCTACGACATGTTCGACGAGAACAAACATGTCCAGGATATCAGAGATTTCTATCAGCTGCTGATCAACGGGAACAGGTATGTTTCCTGTGACTATGGTACACAGAACGCCACAGTATTCCTTCTGTGGAATAAAGGAACCAACGGGAAATGGTACTGCATCCGGGAGTATTACTATTCCGGAAGAGACAAAGGTAAACAGAAAACAGATTCAGAATATGCAGACGACCTGAAAGTGTGGCTTGATGGGACCAAGATCAAAGCGATCATCGTGGATCCATCGGCCGCTTCTTTTATTGCAGAACTCCGGAAACGGGGATATAAGGTCCTGAAAGCCAACAATGATGTTCTGGATGGAATCCGGCTGGTTGGAATGCTTCTGAACCTGGAGAAGATTGTCTTTGCTTCTTCCTGTAAAGAAACCATAAAAGAATTTGCTTCTTACATCTGGGATGAGAAAGCCCTGGAAAGAGGAGAAGACAAACCGGTGAAACAATTCGATCATTGTTGTGACGCTGTGAGGTATCTATGCAGCACCATAATCGGCAGAAAAGCAGCACGTTTCCGAGAGATAAGGAGGTGAGAAAAATATACACATTTACAATACCGAGAGAAAGTTTCGATGAGTTAAATCCGGATAAGCAGGTGATCCGCCAGCTGATCAGCAAACACATCAGTAAGGTGGACCGGCTGAAGAAGAATATGTCCTACTACGAAGGAAAGCACAAGATCCTGGATGAGACCAAACGGGAAAACCGCCTGGTGTGCAATCATGCAAAAGACATCTCTGATACAGCCAGTAGCTATTTCATCGGCAACCCAGTGACTTATAAATCTGAGGGAGACATCAAGCCTCTTACAGATGCACTGGAGCTGGCCGGAGCAGATGAGACAGACGGAGACAACGGTCTGGAGGCATCCATCTACGGCCTGGCTTACGAATATGTCTATGTGAAGGAAAACGAGAACAACCTGCAGACCAAGAACCTGTCCGCAGAGAATACCTTCATGGTAAAAGACGACAGCATAGAGGAAAACGAACTCTTTGCTGTCTATTATTATATCCGGAAAGATGATTCCGGGGAGCTTCCGGACCACTATATGGCCACAGTAGTGACCACAAATTATAAGTACGAGCTGGACATCGAGAACAACAATACGATCCAGGCAACCACAGAGCCGGCGGTGCCCCATTATCTTGGTGAGATCCCGATCATTGAATACCTGAACAATAAACTGGCCATCGGAGATTTTGAACTGCAGATCCCACTGATCGATGCATACAATGCGCTGATGAGCGATCGTGTGACCGATAAGGAGCAGTTTATTGATGCGATCCTGGCCATCTATGGAACATTGCTGACCGATGAGGACGAACCGAACACTGAGGATGAAGACGAGAGCATCCGAAAGGCCAAAGCCCGTCTTAAAAAGTACAAGGTTCTTGAGATGCCGGACACAGCCAAAGCAGAGTATCTGACCAGGACTTTTGATGAAAACGGTGTGGAGATCCTTAAGAAAGCCATTGAGCAGGATATCCATAAGTTTTCCCACATTCCCTGTATGTCAGATGAAAGCTTCGGAGGGAACGTCAGTGGTGTGGCTATGGAATTTAAGCTCCTGGGTATGGAAAATATCACAAAGATCAAGACCAGATATTATAAAAAAGGTCTGAGAAAAAGAGTTCGGATATTCTGTAACTATCTGGCTTTGCATGGAACCAGCATCGATCCATCCGGAATCACAATGACATTCACCAGAGCACTGCCGAAAAATCTCCTGGAGATATCCCAGATTGTGGCAAATCTGTGGGGAAAAGTAAGCCGGAAGACCTTGCTTTCACAGGTTCCGTTTGTGGAGGATGTGGACGAGGAATTGAAAGCCTTGGAAACAGAGGAAGAAGAGAATCTGAAGCGGCAGCAGGAAGTCTTTGGACTGCAGGACAATACGCCACCGGAGCAGGATCCCGATGATGATGATAAGGAAAAAGTAGATGCGTAGAAAATACTGGGAACAGAGGTCTGCCTGGGATATGTATCAGTTTATGGAGGATGCAGAAGAGACAGCAGATTTCATTGCCAGAGTATACCGGAAAGCCTCTCTCCAGCTGGAATATGCCGCAAGAGATATCTTTGAGAAGTTCATGACAAAATATGGTCTGTCAGAAACAGAAGCCTGGCAGATCATAAATTCCATCCAGGACAAAAACTCCATTGATCAGCTGAAACAGGAACTCCAGAACCGGAAAAAGGACAGTGAGATTTTGAAACAGCTGGAAGCTCCGGCGTACCGTGCAAGACTGGAACGCTTGCAGGATCTTATGACACAGGTAGATACGGTGATGCAGCAGGTATACCAGCAGGAGAAGCAGTTCGATACCAAACTTCTGGAACAGCTTGGAGAAAAAGCCTATTATCATTCCATTTACAACATGCAGAAAGAAACCGGTCTGGCATTCAGCTTCTCTCATGTGAGCAGGAAACAGATCGACCAGGCTCTGCAGATGAAATGGTCCGGAAAACATTTTTCAGACCGTATCTGGCAGAACACACAGCAGCTTGCAGATTCCTTGAAGGATGAATTGCTGATCAGTCTCCTTACCGGCCGGACAGACCGGGAAACAGAGGAATCCATCCAGGCCCAGTGCGGAGGGGGAGCAAAGCAGGCCAGGCGATTGGTAAGAACAGAATCCTGTTACATGGCAGGAGAATTGACTGCACAGAGTTATATTGACTGCGGGATCAAGAATTATCGCTATGTGGCAGTGCTGGATCTTCGTACCAGTGAGATCTGTCGGGAACTGGATGGAAAGGTTTTTACGGTGAAAGACCGGAAAGCCGGAGTGAATTATCCGCCCATGCATCCATATTGCCGCTCCACAACGATTTCTGTCATAGATGATAAAATCCTCAGAAACATGAAAAGAAGCGCCTACAACCCGGAAACAGGGCGTACAGAGATGGTTCCTGCGGATATGACCTATGAACAGTGGTATGAGAAATACGTCAAAGGAAATCCAAAAGCAGAAGCCCAGGAAAAGGCAGTCAAGAACGCTGCATCAGACAGGAAACAGTATGATCAGTACCGGGAACTCCTTGGAAAAGACATGCCGAAACATTTTGCAGACTTCCAGGAAATGAAGTATAATGAACCTGAGAAGTGGGAACTGCTCAGGACTTATGCACGTTCTGTAGATAAAGGCACGATATCTCCGTTATCTGGATTCGAGAATTATCAGAAGATTTATGATGAAATCAATGAAAAAGTTGTTGGTATAAAGACTTCTGAGGGAACAGCAGTAACCAGACAGAGTAAACATTTCATGGACAGAGTAATCGGAACCATGAAAGATCCAAAAACGGGAAGATCACGATCAGGAGTTACCGTGGAAGGAATACGGGATGCGCTGGAGAATCCGGCGAAAGTATTTCCTACGAGAACGGATCCTGATTCAAGAAAAAGCCAGAAATATATTGGCAGACATGGAACAGTCTCATTAGATCCTGAGACGGGGATTCTGATTCAATGCAATCCAACAGATGCAGACTATGTAAGGAGAATAGCAAATGGAAATGCGAAGATTTGAACTAAAAAAAGAGCAGATCGAATTTCTTAAAGAAATGTATCCTGACAATGAGCTGGTTCAGAGAGTACTGAATTGTGAAAATAATGGAGTATTTGAAGTAGATGTGGATACCAAAATTGATTTTATGCTTTTTGTGGAAGATGAGTCGGTATATTGGATGGACGCAAATTATGAGCCATCAGCGAAAACATATATGCTTGAATCAATAAGGGATGATATTTATTATCAGACCAACTGATACCACCAGTCAGAAATGGCCGGTGGTCTTTTTATACCCATTTTTAAGAAAGAGAGGATCAGAAATGAAGTTTGAAGAAGCATTAAAGGCAATGAAAGCAGGAAGTAAAGCAAAATTACCGTCCTGGGGAGGATATTGGTATTGGAGTCCAGAGAAAGAAACAATCATCATGCACACAAAAGATGGACAGGAACTGGATATCCGGGAAACCCAGAGCGTTGTATATACGCTTCAGAATATTCTTTCTGATGAATGGATCATTGCAGATGAAGTAAACTGTCCGCAGTTGGGCGGAGAAGCAACATTTTCTTTCGGGGAAGCTATCAAGTACCTGAAAAGAGGGTCCAAAGTAGCTCGTAAAGGATGGAATGGTAAAAAACAGTACATTCAGCTTGCAACTGGGATTTCTTATAAGGCAGCAGATGGCGAAGTTGTAAACTGTGAGCACAATGCTATTGGCAACATGGCAGTGGCTTTTGTAGGAACATCTGGTGTGCAGATGGGATGGCTTGCATCTCAGGCAGATATGCTTGCGGAAGACTGGATTTTTGCGGAGGAGTAGAGAATGAAAAACGAAGAATTTTTAAGGCTTTGTAAGGCGAAAGTAGCTGAATATACAAACTCCCATATGGATAAGACCGATGGAAAACAGATCACAGTACAGGATGTGTACGTGGTATGGAGTTGTAAGACATTACAGAACAGTAAAGCACTTCTGAGCACGACTGTGCCGGATGGAATGTATTATGAGCTGACATATAACGGAGATAAGCACGAGTTATACCTTGATGCTTATAAGAAGTTTCAGAACATGTGCTTTAAACTGTAATTGCGCCGGCGCAACGGAGGGGAGGTGAAGAGAATGAAAGTAAAATGCATCAAAAGATACAGCGACATCTGCTTGAAAGAAATCGTCGAGAAGGGAACTGTTCTGGAAGTAACAGAAAACAGAGGGGCACATCTGATCAGCGAAGGTGTTGCTGAGATGGTAAGTGAAGCAAAGACAGCAGCCAAAGGGAAGGAATAGGTGATCCAATTATCTCCCGGTGAGACGCAGGGTGAAGCGTCTTATTTTTTATGCCTTTTTCCGCTAGGCGTTAAAGAAGCAGATTCCAAAAACTGAATGGCCCGGGCGTGAGAACGAATAGGCTGGGCAGAAAGGAAAAGATATGAGAAACAGAGTATTCAAAGCAATGTGTAAAGTTCCAATGAACCTGCAGTTATTCGCAGAAGGCGGAGACGGTGCTGGGGCCGGTGAGGGCAATGGCGGCGGATCCGGAGAAGGTACGGGCGGCGAAGGAGATAATCCTCCATCTTTTGATGACTTCCTGAAAACAGGCAGTAATCAGGCAGAATTTGACAGACGTGTCCAGAAGGCAGTCAATACGGCAGTGACAAACGCACAGGAGAAGTGGCAGGCACTGACGGATGATAAGCTTTCCGAAGCTGAGAAGCTGGCCAAGATGACCAAGGAAGAAAAAGCGCAGTACATGCAGAATAAAAAAGAAAAGGAACTTTCCGACAGGGAGGCAGCAGTAACCAGAAGTGAGCTCATGGCAGAAGCAAAGAACAACCTGTCAGACGAAGGACTTCCGGTAGAGCTTGCAGAAGTACTGAATTATACAGATGCAGATGCCTGCAAGAAATCCATGGAAACCGTCAAAAAAGCGTTCCAGACTGCAGTTGAGAAAGCAGTCGATGAGAAACTGAAAGGCGGCAAGCCTCCGAAAAAAGCACCAGAAACAAACACACAGGAAGCCCTTGAAAAGCAGGTATACAATGCGATGATGGGTATTTTTTAAAGGAGAGTGAATAAACAATGGCAATCAATACTTTAGCAACAGCAACCTTATTTATGACACAGCTTGATAAGATCGCTGTTCAGGAAGCAACCACCGGCTGGATGGATGCCAATGCCGGCCAGGTGATCTATAACGGTGGATCTGAAGTAAAGATCCCGAAAATGAGCGTTCAGGGAATGGGCGACTATGACCGTGAGGCTGGATACCAGCGCGGCTCCGTTACCCTGGAGTACGAGACCAGAAAAATGACACAGGACCGTGGCCGTCTCTTCCAGCTGGATCCGATGGATATCAACGAGGCAAACTTTATCCCGACTGCCGGTGCAGTTATGGGAGAGTTCCAGAGGACACAGGTAGTTCCGGAGATCGATGCGTACCGTATCAGCAAGCTGGCCACAGAAACACTTACTGCAGATAAAGCAGGAATGATCGGAGAATCTTATGTACCGGGAACTGCTTCTACATCTGCTCTGCGTAAGCTGAAAGAAGGGATCAAAGCGGTAAGAGAAAACTATAACGGAGCTCTTATCTGCCAGGCAACACCGGACTTTATTATGGAGCTGGAACTGGAACTTGCGGGCAAGATCACTGCAGTGACCTTCTCTAAAGGCGGAATTCAGACACAGGTTCCTTCTGTAGATGGTGTACCGCTGGTTTCCACACCTTCCAACCGTATGTACACAGCTATCAAGATCAATAACGGTAAAGATAGTGGCCAGGAAAAAGGCGGATATGAAAAAGGAACATCTGCAAAGAACCTGAACTTTTTCATCTGCCCTGTAACCACGCCAATCGCTGTCACAAAACAGGATATCATGCGTATCTTCGACCCGACAACAAACCAGAAATTGAACGCATGGCAGATGGATTACCGCCGTTTCCATGATATGTGGATCCTGGATAATAAACTGGATTCCATCTATCTGAGTATTCAGGAGGCGAAAGCATGAGACTGATCCGTAAAAATGTAGAAAGAGAAGCGGAAGGATCTGCAGCAGAAAAGCTGATCAGTGATGGCTTCACACCAATGAAAGAAGCCACACCAGACACAGTACCGGAAGAGAAAATCGGTAAGGATATCGAGGATATGACAGTTGAAGAACTGAAAACTCTTGCAAAAGAGAAAGGACTGACCGGCGTATCCTCCCTGGCAAAAGCGGACCTTCTGGCAATCCTGAAAGGGTGATACGATGGCATCAGCAGAAGATATCAAAAAGCTGAAGATCCTGACCGGAGAAAAGAATGAGGAACTTCTGTCGGTCCTTCTGGATGAAACTGAAGCTTTCGTGCTGTCCTACACCAACCGCAAACAGTTAAGGACCGGGCTGGAAAAAGCAGTCCGGGACCTTGCTGTGATCGCTTTGAACCGGATG